GGATTAAACCAATGTGCTAAAGCAGTGTATGGATGCTCATCAAATGGTACAGTCATTATTTTTCTTCCATTTGATCCCCACATAAAGTATCTTTGATCTGAAGATAATCTTAAAAGACCATTTTCAACAGCTTTGATACCAAAGTTTCTAAGCATTACATTTTCATCATCCGCTAAATCTAAGAACAACTTAGGATTTCTTTTAGCAAATATAAGTAAATCACGTTTAAGTTCCTTAGAACTCAACTTATCTACCTTAGAACCAACCTCTACACGCATAATAGCCTCTGCCATATCAATATCGATATTTCTAGCGGTTACTAAAGCATCTACTTGTAAGTTTAATACTTCCATTTGATCTTCAGCTCTTTTAGCTGGTTTCCATTCATAAAAAACCTTATTTCTATGTGGATGATATAATGATAAAAGTTTTTGAAGAATAGTTTTGTTTTTAGGAACAAATAAAGCTCCCGATCTAAAAATGATATGTGATAATCTTTGATCACCTTTCATTTCATCAACAAATGGTGTTTGTTGGTTTTCACAATATTTAAGTTCTCTTTCGTAGCCTTTTTCTTCGTCAAAGTAATATATGTTTGCTGATCTAATCATATAAGATAAAGGTTTACGTCCTTTTTTTAAATAATATGTTCTATCCTTTATTTCCCACTCGTCTTCTGGTTTTTTTCTTTCTCTTGTTTTTGGTTTTTCTACAACCGGTGGTGCTTCAACTACTGAAGTTTCTACTACCACCTCTTTTTTTGTTTCTTGTTTTTTTGCCATAATATAATATATAATAAAATTAATAAAAATAAAGGGTCGAGGCCGAAGCCCCGACTCTTTAAAATAATTGTGCTTATTGCATTAACATAAAGTTATTAGCACCTTGAGTAATTAAACATCTTTCAGATAAGAAGTGAATTTCCATCGCATCTAAAGCAGATGTAGCAGCACCAACAGAACCAGTAATCCAAGTTTTCATTCTTCGATCATCAGTTTGTGAAGCTCTATATCTAACATGTAAGAAAGGACGTTTAAGGTTTTTACCTAACATTTGGTCATAAACCGTAGATGTACCAGCTGGTATCATAATACCTCTGATAGGATCAGTAGTATTTCTATCATTAATACCACCTCTAGTAGCTTTGTCATTTAAGTATCTGAAATCAGACTTATAGAAGTCATAAGAACCTCTTCTGAAACCAGAGAAACCTAAATTAAGTGCCATATCTTCAGAGTTGTTAAATACTCCGTAAGAAGTACCACCAGCTCCGTAAGAATTCATTGAAGCTAACATATCATCTATTGCAAGAGAAGTTCCTCTATTAACAAACATCATGTATTCTTCAATAGCACCTTGCTTATCGAACTCAGCTAAGATAGCATCAAATTCAGCTAAATCAGTAGCAGCGTTAACACCAGTAACACCAGTAGTAACATTACCTCTATCTTTAACAGCATCGAATAAACCTTGAGTTCCCCAAGGACCACCACCTGTAGCAGCACCATCGATATCAGCACCAGATAAGAATTCATCAACCTCAGAGTTTGCAGCTGTAACTTTAACAGACTCTAACATTGACATCTCTAAGTAATCAGTAAAACGTGCTCTAGTATCTGATTCTGCTTTTAGATACCATAAGTAACCTGTACCACCAACTTCACTAGTAACTTCAACCCAACCAATTCTAGCCGTATCAGAACCTGATACTGAGTAGTAATCTTTTAAGATAATTGGTTTGTTACTATAAGACTTGAATTGTGGTTCATTAGATTGACGGTAATCAACCGCGTCTCCAGTATTACCAGATCCAGGTAAATTATCGTAGTATCTTCTACCTTTTGCGTATTCAGAACCAAATACAAGCATTGTACACTCATCGTTTACAGCACCACCAAGATCTTCTAAATCTTTACCAGTATTAGTAGCGTTATAAACTGCTACTGAAATTTGATCATTAGATACAGCTGTTACTAAACATTGTGTAGTAAACTCTGATGTTGCTACTAAAAGTAAATCGTTCACTCTAACACCATGATCGATAGATGTAGTAGTAACAGAGTTACCATCAATATCAGTATCAATTTCTAATGTACCACCTGGCTCATTATTATTGTTATCTTGGTTTTGATGATCAACGATGTGACCTTTGTATGAAAGATGTAATCTTCCTTGTTCAGACCATACAACTTGATCAGCTGTCATGCTCTCTTCAGCTCCAACTTGTGAAAGGAAACCAGATATAGTCCTAGGACCAAATACCTCAGCTTCTTTCTCCATTAGATCTGGTAAGTATTGCTGTGCCCAACCTTCTCCAGTTGTTCCAGCCAAATCTAAATAATTCGATTCAAGTGTCGCTTTAGTTGCCGACGGCACTTTATTCAAATTATCTCCTGCGCTTATTGCCATAATTTTGTAATTTTAAATTGTTGTTTATTTTTGTTTTTTAATTTTAAATTTGAAATCAGCAGTATTATCTCCTAACACTCTTGCTTTTATACCACCAGTAGTAACATTAGAACTTAACTCCTGTCGTGGTTGCATACTTATGTTTTTAGATTTTTCAATGCTTTCTTTTAAAGCATCTGATTTTCCTTGTTCATAAAAATGTTTAGCAATAGCATCAGAATTCATTGCAGTAAATAAAGATTTATGATATCCCGCTTCGTCTTTCATCTGATTATTTTCATCAAGAAACTTTCCTATGAAATTATTGATGTCACTCTGCGTACTCTTTACCTTTTCAACGTCGTTAACTTTAAATCTAAAATTTTTATCTCCGACGTTATATTCAAAACCTTTGAATTTGTCTCCAAAAAACCTGTTGGTTCTATTTAAAAAATTAGACTTAGCCTTTTCTTCGTATTGTTTATTTGCTTCTGCCTCTTTCGAGTAACTATTGTAGAAATTAATAGCTTCTTGCTGCTCAGTTGTGAGCTTTGATCCACTTTTAATTTCAGAATAATATTTAGACTTTAAGCCGTCTAAGTGCTTTTTAGCGTTGGCAACTTGCTCTTTTAACGCTAACTTTTTTCTTTTAATATCTTTATCGCTATCTTCTTGTTCATCATAAGCGAATTGATCTTCCATAAGGAAGTTTATTTCTTCATGTGAAAGATGTGGTTTTGTTTGTTTATAATATTCTAATAATAAATCATCATTATCTAGATCTTCATAATTCGTATTTAATTTGACATAGTCATTTAAATCACCACCTGTTTCATCTATAAAATCAACTAACTTCTGTACATTTTCTGGTAATGGTTTTCCAGTTTCTAAGTTTTCTTGTATTGCTTCTTGAGCTTCTACAGCTATTTCTTCTGTTTTCTCTTGTACAGCTTCTTCAGTAACTTCTTCTAATATTGGAGCTTCTTGTGTTTCTGCTTCCGGTTGTACTTCTTCTTGTTCTTGTACGGACCCGGTGTTTTCAGACTCTGCAACCACTCCATCGTTGTTAGTGTTATTTTCTTTAATCTCATTTTCTTCTTTTGGTTTTATTGGTTCATCTAAATTAACTTTTACAATTTCATCATCTGTAATAGTTGGTTTTGCTTTCATTTTAGCTTTAACTTTAGTAACATTACCTTTAGTTTCATTACCTGTAGGTTGTGCTTCTTTTTTTGGTTTTACTTGTATTTTTCCAGTAGAATCGTCTGCCACTGGTCCTTCTTTTTTCTTTGCCATAATATAATATAATAATAGTTAATAAATATTATCTAGGACCAAAAGATCCTAAATTAAGTCCACCCATGATATCATTACCTGATGATTCAAAATTCTTAGGTGGTTTTTGATTTGTTCTTTGATCAATCAATTCTGATTGTTGACTTGCTTGCATTTTTGTTCTATCGTCTTTTCTATTTTCTTTCATAACATCCCCTTGAGATTTAATATTTCCCTTTAATTGTTCTAATTGAAGGTTATATTGAAACTCTTGTTGCATTAAGTCAGCTTTTATTCTTGCTTCTTGTTCTAATAAAGTAGATTTTCCTTGTGTTTTTACTTCTTCTAATCTCATCTGAGACTCTATAATAGCATTGTTCTTTTTTATCTCCGCACTTGCTTGTGCTTGTGCTGCTTCACCTTGAGCTTTTCCTTGAGCTGCAGTTTGCTCTAAAGTATTAGCTTGATCTAATTCTCCTTTTTGTTTTCTTCTAATTTTTAAAAGTTGATTAGAAAGTTTAACATTTTTAATAGCTCTTAAATCTATAGCGTCTTCTAGTTGTATACTTTGTTGCGCTAAAGCTGTTTGAATGTTATTTTCTAACATTGCTTTTTCTTCTTCATCTGGCTCTAACTCTAAGAAAATACCAAAATCATATAAATGTAAATTAGCCATTTCTTCTAATGTTGCCACATTATGAGCGCCTATAGATTCTATAAAAGCTTTTTTAGTTGGAGAGTATTCTATAATATCAGATATTCTAAGAGATAATTGCTCTGCTATTTCAGCAGTTAAATACATACCACTATTTAATATATGTCTAGTTGCTGTATTTGAATTTGCCGCAGCCATTTTTTGCACTCCAACTAAAGATCTTTCTGCAGGTGTAGAACCATCCGTAGCCTCGTTTAATCCAGTCACATCTCTTATCATTTGTAAATAATAATTATATGTCTGTATTAAATTTTGAATTTTTTGACCACCACTTCCACTTTGTATTTCTTGAATAGGTACTTTGCCAGGATTACCATCACCATCTTGAGTAAAAGATCTACCAACAATACTACCAGTTTGGAAGAACATATTTAAAGCTTCTTGTGGATTGTAATTTGTACCATTACCTAAGTCAACCTCTGCTAAACCATCTATATCTAAATAAACACCATCAGGAGTTACTCTTGATAAAACTTGTTGAAGTTTTAAATGAGTTATTTGAATCATGTCAGCAAAACCTGTTATACGATTAACTAAAGAATCAATTCTACCTTCGTACATTCTAGGCGCAACTATTGCATAATTCATTTTAACTTTAGTATAATCACTTTTTGGTCTCATCATATTACGAGACATTTCCCATTTAATTAGTTTATCAGTACCTAATATTAAGGCTCCTTCATATAAACACTCTACAGACTTGCTAAGTTTTTCATATCTATCATCTTCAGGTGGATTAAATTGATCGTCTTTTTCTATAGCTTTATCAGATCCAGTACTAGTTTTTTTAATTTTCCAAACTTCGTTCATGTAAGTTTTGTAATTAAAATATAAGATATCAACTTTATTATTGTCTCTATCTGTTTGAGCTTGTCCACGGAAATTAGCAAACGTACCAGAACTACTTTTTACTATTTCATCTAATTCTTGATGATCTAAATGTGGGAATTGTTTTTTGAGTTCGTTAATTGGTATAGATTTAACTTCACCAACATAGTATATATCATCAAAGAATGGAGAATCTGTATAAGAGTATATTAGATTAGCTGGATCAACATAATCTATTGTAACACCTTCGGCTGTGTTAAATCCTGTTTTAATAGCAGCAATACCACAAACTACTAAATCTTGATAAAATCTTCTTTTTATTAAATCATATTGATTACCACGCATCAACATGTTTATTGCTTGTTCTTCTGCTATTTCTATAGCTTGTTTATATGATATTTGCATGTGCAAAGAAAGCTCTTCTTCTGTAGCTGGTAGTGCATCAACTTTACTTTCTTTTGTTTCTATAGCAAATGTATCTCTAACAAACGCATCAAACTCAGCCATCTCCATATCCTTTTGAATATTTTGCATATATTCGGTTCTTTTTATTACACCGAAAGGATCTTGAGAATACGCTTTTATATCATATAATCTTTCTGCAATTCCATTAACAACAATATCCACAAATTTAGAAATAATTGGAACAGGTGTCCAATCTAAATTAAGATAGGACAAATCACCATTTATAGATAACTCATCCTTATATTTTTGAATAGACTGTTCACCTCTAGAGTATAGTCTTAGTTTATGAATTTGTGAAGTATTATTACTATGTCTACTGCTATTACCACCGTAAGTTTTTGTAAACCATTCATGCTGAATCGCTTTCGCAACTTTCAAGCCGTAATCATAGCTCATTTTTTCTAGATCACTAACTACTTGACTCGGAAAATGTTTATTTATAACTGATTCAGCCATTTTTAATTTTTAATTATTCTACTCATATTACCTTTTTGATTGTATTTAGAGATGTTTAAGCTTATCTGTGGTTTTTCTATTTTTGCATTTGGTGCGTATAAATGTCTATTGCAAGCCATTACTGCTAACCCAGAACTTATTGTTGCATCAAATTTAGTTCTTTTTGTAATATCAAATCTTGTCCAATCATTTAATGTTGTATTAAAATACATGTCTCCAAAAGTTCCATCTGGTTTCATACCAACATGATTTTGTATATACATTTCAATTGCTGCGGCGTGAGCTTGTTTAATATCTTCACTTGAGTTTGGAATACCACCAACTTCTTTTTCCGCTACAGATAGTTTGTTCCAGACCT